GCCTATGGCCTCGCTCTGCTGATGGGGCTCCAGTCCCTCGAGGATTCGTCGAAACGACTCGAATGGACGAGCTGACTGCCCGGGGCGAATGGGCCGATTAGAACAACGGCAGTTTCGGTGGAAGGGGATCGGCCACCAGTTAGAGATGGCCAGGTGGAATTGGAGACAGACTCCACAGGTGCGAACGAGATCGCAGTCCAGTTGATACTTAAACCGATCGGTCCCATTGGTCCATGCCTCTCCGGGCTTGCCGTTCCAGATGATGCGGCCGGTCGGCACGTCAGATCCCCAGGCATACGCAGATAACCCCGACCGCGATCATCGTGAGTCCGACGATGATCAAGGCGACCGATCCCTTGTTTCCGATCATGACTACTTCCCCCGTCGGATGGTCGAGGTCGGCAGCGGCGGGAGCTTCGGGGCCGCGGGCGTCCCGAGTCCGCCGGCCTTCATCGTGGCGGCGATCACGCGGGAGACGACGTCGCCCTCGGTCCGGCCCTTCGAGCCGCCGGACGGGCCGGTCGTGGCCGAATCGTCGATCGAGCGGCGGAGCATCGCGTCCACCTCGGGCTGCGGCGCGCGGTTGAATTCGGCCATGTGGTCCCCTTCGCGTGCGATCAAGGCAGTACGCTGACGTAGAGGTACAGGTCATAGCCGGAGCTGGAATTCGTCCGGTCGGACCCGGCCGTGTAGTGGAGCGACAGGGCGTATTTCCCCGGCGTCTCGCATCGCAGGACGCAGGCGTCCAGGTCGTCGGACAGGCTTCCTTCGAGGAAGGTGAAGCCGTCGAAGTTGGTCGTGATCTCGGGTCCGTCGTGGGTCAGGCCGGGGACGACCGTGAAAATAGCGAAGGGCAGGGCGTTGCTGACCTTCCAGCTATATCGGCCGCCGTCGGCCTCGTTCAGGCTGAAGCGGATCGTGTCGCCGACCTGGGCCTGGCGTGCGCCGTGGGCGTGGTCCTGGTCAAGGACGTGTGTCTTGCTCATCGGTTCAGTCCCACATCGAGAATGGCCAATTCGTCCCTGCCCCGTCGCAGTCCCAGCACGGATGGAGTTCCCAGTTCTTCGACTTCCCGTCTCCCTTGCAGGTGGAGCAGGGGTTGAGCCGACGCAGGATCACGTTGCATCGGAGCCCGACTTCGGGGTCGGAATGCCGTCGTCCCCGGAACAGCCAGCGGGCATCGCCCGGGTTGGCCAGCATGGTCGATTCAAGGCCACGCGATGCGGCGTCCCGCTCCCGCCACTCCGATCGTCCGAGCGCGGCAATCAGCCGATCGCAGGGATCGGGCGGCGATGCGGCGGCGAATTCCTCGACCGCCGCCATGAACATCAGGTCATTCCTCGTTGCACCGACGGCCGGGGACCACGACTCCATCGGGACGGGGGCGAATCGCTGCCGATCCTGGATGCTGATGGCGGTCGCCAGCATCTCATCCATGTTGAGGCTGGCCCCGCTGACGCCCTGGCCTTCCGGGGCCTGGAGGACGAGCAGGAACAGGACGAGGATCGCGTCGGTCATGTCACCTCAGCGGCCGGTGTAGTAGTTTACGGTATCGACGCTGATCGTGCTCACCGGGTGGCCGCTGGCATCGATCGCAACCAACTGGATGATCGTGTCGGCCTGCTTCATGACGACGTCGGCGAGGGCGATGGTGTAGAAATCCGCGGGGAACGCCCCGACCTTCGCCGGGAACGGATAGAGGGAGGCGGAGGCCGAGAACGGCCCCCAGTTCCCCTGCGCGTCGAACCACCGATAATAGCCCGTGTTCGCGCCGGTCCCCGGGCGAAACAGGGCCATGGCCACCGCGGTTGCCGGCGGCGGGAGATTGGCGATGGGCAGGAAGGCGACATTCATCGGGGCGTCGGCCTCAGGAGGTCGGGGCGGAGGGGGTCGGCGTCGGGGCCGGCGACAGGCTGGCGGTCAGGGTCTTGACCTGGCCGTCGATGGTCTGGATGTTCGCCACGTCGGCGGCCGTGAACTGGTTCGCCTGGCTGGCCGTCACCGCGGCCGAGAGGGCGGTCACGTCGGCCTGCAAGGCGGAGACGGCGGTCTGGAGTGCGTTCATCTGTGCCCCGATCTGGAGTAAGAGGGACTGGAGTTCCCGGAGTTCCCGGGTCTCACCGAACTGCAAGATCATGTCGCGCTCCCGGCGTCAGGATCCGTAAGACCGGACGGATTTCGCGACCCGAGGCGGCGATGCACGGTAGGGCGACTCGGCCACATTGAACTCGGGCGAGAGTCGCCCCCGCCAGTTGACACCGTAGGCCAAACCCTGGCCGGCACCCTTTGTCACGAGGTGCATCGCGATGATCTCGGGCAGCAGCTCGCGGTCTTCGCGATCCCACTGGATGGCGTGATTCACGTCGCTGTGTTCGGCCGAGTCCGCCGCCGAATCGGGATAACGGATGATCCCGGAAGTGCCGGGATGCCAGAGCTGGAAGTAGCCGATCGGGCAGTATCCCCCGAAGCCGAGGTGGAGCAGTCGGCTGCCCAGTTCGTGGCCGCGGGGAGGGTCGAGCCGGCACGACGATGCGTACTGGATCGGGCGGTCTCGCTTGTAGTCATCCCACGCCTGACGGCCCACCACGTTCACGCGATCGACGCCGTAGAGCTTCCGCTCGTCGAGGCATGCCAGATTCATCAGCCACCGCGAGCGTGCCGGCAAGGCGATATCGGCATCGAGGTGGAGTAGCCATCCGTCCTTGCGTAGGTTGGCGAGCCCGTAATTGATCCCGCGAGCCTTATTGAACTTGTCGCCCCACTGGAAGAAGGCGTGCGTCGGCAGACACCGGACGCCGAGACGGTGACAAACGCCTTTCGTTCGACCGTCCTCCGGCGTCGTCACCACCACGACGTCATCGACGTGCGGAAGGAGGAACGGCAGCGTCTCGGCGAGGAAGTCGGTGTAATCGACGCAGACGACCACGGCTTCGATTCGGTTCGGCATGATCACCCAGGGAGGTGCAAGCCGCCATCTCCGGCGGCGTTGGTGAGTTCGGGGCGATACTGAGGAGCCAGGAGCAGGAGGCCGGTCGCCTCGTGGACGGCCTTGTCGGAGTCGGATAGGGCCTGGAAGACCTTGGTGCGGATACGCCCGAATCCCTGGGAGTGCCAGAGGGCGAGCCGATCCTTTCCGTCCCGATCGCTGGCCGCCCGCCGGCCCGCGTTGTTCAGGCAGACGAACAGCTCATCCTTGGTGGTCCGGATCGCGGGCTCGATCTCACGTCGGAGGTCGTATCCGTGGACGATCGCCCCCCGCATCAGGCGTTCGCCTTCCTGGGTCGGCTGGGCGTCGGGCGAGATCAGGTACTCGGGGCCGATGTGAGGCTTCCAGAGTCGGATAGAGTCGCGGTAGAACGCGGCCCGTGCGTCGCGGATCAACCCGTCGAGCGAGTTAACCTTCGGGCCAGCCAGCTTGTCCAGGAGGCTGTCCAGGTGCCCCACGGCGGCCTGATACGACGGGCTCGCGTCGATCCGCCGGACCGAGGGGCGGCCGTCGGGCGTCCGCTTCAGGGCGTCCGTCAACGCCAGGCTAGCATGGGCCTTGGCGTCGGCCATCGCTTTGTGGATGACGGCCTGTGCCTTCGCGAGCCAGGGCCGGAGCCGCGTCTCGAGGGCCAGTTCCATCGCGGCGAGCTCGGCGTCGGTCACGAGAATTGCCTGACCACCTTGTTCTGGACATTGGTCGAGACGTTGCGGATCGTCCCGGCGTTATTGGTCACGAGCGTCAGCGCCTCGGAGATGGCCTCGGCCGCGGCGCCGAAGGCGTAGTAGAGGGCGGTGAGGTTGGCCTCCGCGTCCGATTGCAGGACGGGATAGCCGCTCACGTACTGGCTGACGATGTCGGACGCCCTGGTCCAGTTCAGGTTGAGGTTGCGGGTCCCGGCGCGATGGATCAGCGGCTTGACCGCGGCGGCCTGCATCGGGGCGTTGGCGGCGATCACGGCGTCGAGGATCGCCTGAAGGCCGCCGCCCTGCATCGTCGAGAAGGTCGCACTACTTGCCGTGATGCTTGGCATGGGGTTTCTCCGGCTTGCGGGCGAAGGGTGGTTCGGGGAGGCCGAGTTGGGAGGCCGTCTCGACGATCGCGGCCTCGGTCGCCAGGAGTGAGGCGTGCAGGGCGTCCCGCATCTGGACGGCGATGTCTATGCCGGCCTGGGCCGCCTTCGGGTCCTTCTGGTGGCAGGCGTTCGCGAGTGCGTTCGACGCCTGCGAGACGAACCAGACGGCCCTGGCCCTGGAGCGGTGCCCGTGGTCGGCGAACCGCTCGGGATGGGCGTCGATCCAGGAGGCGAGCCCGGGGAATGAGTAGTCCGAGCGATAGGCCAGCTCGGCGAAGGAGTGCTGCGGCTTGCCGGCCTTGCTGCCGACTCCGCCGGGGTTGCGGGGCTCGGCCGGGGGGTCGAGCGGTCGGCCGGTATCCTTGTCGGTCTGAATCATGTGGTCTCGTGAAAATAAGGCGGAGAAGGGAGAGACGGCTCTGGGAGCAACGCCCCTCCCTTGACTCCGCCCTGTCCTACCTGGCTCCATGATTATATTGGTGGGCAGTTTTTCGTGATGCCCAGCACGCAGGCCCCATCGCGGGCTCCCCGCGGTACGCCCGTTTCCTCCGCGATTACGACGCCGAATAGCCTGTGATGCCCGTCACATAGGCGTGATGGGCCTCGTTATCCAGCTCGACAGCACCCTCCATGATCATGTCACCCTCGGTCGCGTCGCCGCGAGAACCGCGGGGCTTCTCGAAGAGGGGCCGCTTCATGCGGATCTTGAGTTCGGGGGTCGTGAAGCACATCATCGTGCCGGGCCTGAGCAGCGGGGCCGGGACGATGTCGATGTCCCCGAGGAAGGGGCATCGCAGGACGTTGATGGGCTCGCCGAAGACGTTGTCGCCGGGGCTCATCCGCTGGACCGCCAGGCCCCACGTCGAGAGGCCGGCCATGAAGTCGGTCGAGACGAGGAGCAGGGACGGATTGCCGCCGTTGGCGAAGGACGCCTGGGTCGTGTCGCGGACCAGGTCCGAAGGCTTGTAGGCCGCGGAATTGGTCGGCGACGTGGTCCGGTTGGTGACGATGAGATTAGAGACCCCCGTCTGCATCGCACGGGCACCCGGTGCCGAGCCGTACGTGATCCGGGTGCCGTAGTAGGCGGCCGACTCGAAGTCGTCCATAACGTGCTGCATGCAGAGCATACGGTCACGGTCGAGGGGGGTACCCAGGCCGCTGACGTAGTTCTGCGTGGTCGCCAAGCTGCCGCCTACCTGGTAGGCATGCTGGACCGTCTGGCAGCTCTGGGTGATCGCCACGGGCTCGCGAGACAGGCCCTGGATGTTGATCTCGGCGCCCGTCCGGGTGTTCGTGATCAGGTACGCCGTCGCACCGCTGGTGTGGTTGGCGTTCGTGGTCCCGCCGTACGCGAAGGTGACGGTCGGCGTGGTCGCGTGGGCCGCGGTCACCAAGAATAGCTCGCTATCAACCTGGAGCACATCGCCGACGTCGAACTCGGTCGCATCGACGAAGGTCAGGGTCGTCCCGGTCGTCGAATAGTTCGCCGAAATGAGCTGCGAACGGGGGCGGTAATTGTCGTTGGTGAACAGGAACGTCGGCGATCCCACGGGCAGCTTGGGCAAGCGGGAGATCAGCGGCGTACGGTTGACGAACCAGTTGATCGCGACGCCGAAGACGTCGTTGACGATCACGCCGGCCTGCATCGCGTCGTACGGCTGGAGCGGATAGGCGGTTGCGTACAGGGACATGGGTCGAACCTTGCGGCGACTTCGCCGCGGGTAGGCTACTGAGCCTGCTCAGCGGATCGAGCTTGCGGAGACGTGGTCGATCGCGGGACGGTCAGGATCAGGAGCGGGGAGTAATGATCAGGCCGGTTGCATTGACCATGGACTTTTTGTAGTTATGTCCATGCCAGGCGGCCGATCCGGGCGGATGTGGGTTGTCGGTCTGTTGTGCGTGGCTTGCGGAGCCGGTCCCGTCAGTCCCGGCGCCGCCGCGTGATTTCGGGGCGAAATAGTGCTGATTCTCGGGAGCGTTTATCAGCTCCTTGATGGCGTCGGCAGCGGGACGTCCGGTGCCTTTCTCCCGGACGATGAGGTTGCCCGTGGCGTCCTCGATCGTCTCGAAGAGTGGGTCGATGTCTCGGAGGAACTTCTGGGCAACCTTGGCCTGGACCTCGGGCTTGTCGCCGGCAAACTCACGGCCGACGAGGGATGAGACGATCACCTCGGACTTGGCCTTGCCGTGGTACTGGTCGCGGACCTTGTTGAAGCCCGCATTTGCGTCGCTGAGCTTCGATTCCCAGGACTTCCGCTGCTCTTCGAGGGCCTCCCTGCTCTTGCCGGCGTCGGCGAGGGCCTGGAGTCGCTCGGCCTCCTTGGCGACCAGCTCGGCGTTGAGCTTCGACTGGAGCTTGCCGAATTCGGCCTCGACGGAGCGAAACCGCTGGAACTCGTCCGCGCTGATCTGGACGAGTGAGGCCCCGCTGGCGGCGGGCGGATTGCTGAAGGCTGGGTGGACGGTCGGGGGGGGGGTCGGCGTCGCCGTGGGCGTCGCGGTCTCGGTGTCGGGCATGATCGGTCGTTGATCCTCGGGAAGTGGTCGCCAGACCTCGGTTACTCGGCCAGCGGGGAGAGATCGCCGGGGAGTGTCTCCGTGGCGACGTAGAGTGAGAAATCTCCGGTCTTGAGCGTGACCTGGGTGACGCCCTCGTATAACCCGCCGTAATCCTCGACTCGAGCAATCTCGGAGACCGGGCAGAGGAAGCCGCGATTCGTCGCCTTCAGCCAGCGATGGCCATCCACGGAGGTCTCTGTCAGCCGGATCGCCGCCTGTCCGCAAGGGCCGAACGGCCCCGATTCGTCGCTCATGGCTCAGTAGACCTCGGTCACGAGCACGCCGGCCGATGCCAGCGATGCGGAATTGATCGAATCGGGAGACGATTCCGTCCCCTCGGTATTCTGGCCCATGACCTGCGTCAGGGCCGCCTCGTGGGCCGCGGAGTGGAGCGTGGACCGCTTGGCGATGGCCTGCTCGATCTCGCCGTCGATCTGCTCATACTTGTCGTCGGGCAACCCCTTGAGGAACGACCTGTAGAGCCGAGTCATCATCTCGTGGTCGGCGGTCGGAGTGGCGCCCGTGCCCTGGAGCGACGTCTGATAGTCGCCGATAAGGCCGGCGGTCTCGTCGGGGCTGAAGAGGTCGAAGTCCTTGGGGTAGCGGATATCGACCTGCTCCATCACGGCCTCGTCCACCTGGCCGTTGCCGGCGACGAACAGGAACAGTTCGGTGATGTCGCGGTCCCAGCGGGCGATCGTCTCGGAGATGTCGCCGAGGACCGTGTTTCCGTCCTCGCTGTCCATCCGCTTCGACAGGCCGGACTGGGCGACGGTCTTGCCGTCGGTCCCCGCCCCGCCGGCCGGCTTGGTCATGTGGCCGCACTGGTCGGCGTCGTCCTTCAGGTCCATCAGGTTCTGCCTGAGCTGGACGGCACCGTCCTTGGGGAAGACGAGGACTTCCCAGGGCTCATAGCCCTCGGTCGCCCCGCTCGCCCCGACGATCTTCTTCTTGGGCAGGACGTTATTCGGCCCCATCGGGATCTCGGCCGATCCCTCGCAGAAGTCCTCCGCGGCCTGGATGATCGCGTGGGCCTGGTGCGTGTCGCTGAGGATCAGCTCGGACGCCCGGTTGTAGGCTTCCCGCATGATCTCGCAGACGTCCTCGTAGCGGGGCAGGCCGACGTTCTTCGCCCTCGGTCTCCGCTTGTCGAACAGCCGCACGATCGGCGGCCGTCCGTAGGGGTGCTTATCGCCGTCCAGGAGCGTCTGCTCGAAGTCGTAGAGTCGCCACTCCTCCGGAGTCCAGTAGCGGTACTGCGGCCCCTTGGCTTCCTGCGGCTCGCAGATCAGGACCTCCTCGTAACGGCCCTGGCTGTCGAGCTGCCACCAGACCATGTTTTCGGGGAGGATGTACGAGGCGTTGACCCGGTCGAGCCCGTACTTCTGGGCGTCGGCATTGGTCTGGATTGAGCCCCGCTTGACGCCCTTCGGCCGCTTGGGGTGGTCGCAGATGATGTCCAGGTGGCCGAAGATCAGCCCGAGGACGGCGACCGTATCCTTCATCCAGTCGCGGATGCAGGTGCGCGAGCCGTTGACGTCCTCCCACCACTGCTCGACGAGCGGAGGGCCCTGGCGTTCGGCGTCCTCGCTGAAGACCTTGGCGAGGTGCTTGACGACCGTCCGCTTCAGAAAGGTGGGGACAGGAGTGCGGGCTCGTCGAAGCTCATAGGGGTCATTCGTCGCCTGGGCGTACTGGTCCGATCCAGGCGGTCTACCAAGGACTCCATAATAGTTCTGCTCCCTGGAGTCAGGGTACTCGTGAGGATGTCGGATAAGATTCCGGACGGGCAGACTCGTAAGATCCCACCCATAGATGGCCTGTCGATAAGTCTCTCCGCCTTCCCATGAGTCAAGCAGCCACCTCCAGCGGAGTTGATGCGTCCGCCACTCGGGATGCCGCCGATCGACGATGTCCGTCTTCGACGAGCCGGCCCGCGTGACCAGCCCGAACATCGAGCCGCCGCCCTGTGGGCCGACGCCGGTGGACTGGCTCATGTAGGAGTCGGTCTGGAGGTCCATCGGGCTCGATTCGGGGACGTGGGGAGTGACGTGTGCCTATTATTGGGCAAAGATCCTGCAACGAATCGCGGATCGACAATGCAAGGCGTTGGCACGTATTCGGATGCGAATTCACGCCGCGCTGTCAGACTGCCAGCCGCTTCCTGGTGTAATACTCCCGCTTCGGCCGGTTGCTCTCGGGGAACCGCAGCTTGAGCAGACCTCGGACGGGATCGATCAGATCCTCGTGGGGGTGCTGCTCGATCTCGGGCATCTCGAGATACTGGCCGCCGACCTTCCGCCGGCTGAAGCACCGGAACGCCTCGATCAGCATGCGACATCGGGGATGGATGATCAGGCGGGGCGGCCCGATGGCCGGGCAGACGAACGCATCGGTGAAGGCCAGGCTATCGAGCACGCTCCCGGGGTACTTCGGCCACGTCTCGAGCCCGTGTTCGCCCTTTAGGCCGGCTATCTCGTACTCGGCGAAGACCGTGACCCCGCTGGGGTTATTGGCCCCTCCGGCCGAATCGACCGAGACCTTCCGCTCCGCCGTGCCGTACTTATCATCGGCGATCTTCAGGATGACCCGCGCCGCCGCGGCGGCCCCGATGTTCTCCGAGATGTGCTCGTCGAAGATCCGGCAGAACGGGATGCCCTCCCGATCCCGGCCCACCTGGGCGAAGATGGCCCCCGTCCACACGCCGCAATCGACGCTGATCTCGAGCGGGCCGAAGGCTGGGTCGTATTCCGCCGCGGTCGTGATGTTCTTGTCGCCGAATCTCGGGAACCAGATGCCATCGACCTTCGGCCCGAGGCACAGGAAGTCCGAGTTGAACGCCGCCAGGCTGAGCAGCTTGACCTTCTGGATCACCGAGTCGATCGTGTAGTGGCCGGACGATCGCTTGGCCTTCGGTAGTCCGCGAGGATGACGATCGCGATCGCCGTGACACCAGGTCATCAGGGGACACGCGGGGCAGTTCTCGAGATTCGGCCCGCTGCGTTCCTCCGGGCACCGCTCCAGCACCTCGAAGATGCAGAAGGCGTGGACAGGGAACGCGCCGGACCGGCCACGCTCGACCAGGACCGACATCGGCCCGCTCGGCCGGTGCCAGGTGGACGTCATCATGATCGACGTCTTCTGGCCGTCCTTCTCCATCGCGGAACCGATCGCCGACTCCCGGACATCCGGGTCGATCTCGTCCACTTCGTCCAGCTTGAGCGACTGAGGGTGAGGGCCGCGGACCGATGTCGGGCTGGCAGACAGGATCTTGACCTGTGACCCGTTGCGATACCGCACGGTCTCGACTTGGAGTTCGTCGATCGTATCCGCGTCGCTGCCGAACGGCCCCGAGCCATCGAGGATGATCTCGCTGAGCGCCTCGTGGATCTGGCTCGACTGGGCCTTTGATCCGCCCAGAATTCGCGTCTTGTGCCCGGGGTTGAAGCGGCTCTGGAAATGCGTATCGGCGGCCGAGAGGTACGATTTACCCGAGCCGCGAGGCGCGTGGCACAGCGAGATAGGCGGCCGTTCGAGGATCGACTGTGCGATCCAGTCGAACGGGGCCGAGTGGCCCTCGCAGACGGCGGAATGTGCGATCGATATCCCGGTGACCCCCTTGAACCACCGCCAGAGGTGGGGGCGGTCCTTGGGGCGGGCGTTGCGGTCGGTAGGGTTCATCCTGCGTTGACGATCTCGCTGAGGGTGTCCAGTACTTCGCTGAACCGGGCCGATCTCAACTGGAGACTGCGGTCGGAGATCCTGAGCCTCTCGATTTCAGCGTTAGCCTCGCCCAGTTTGAGGCGGGTCGATTCGAGGGCCGCCTGGTAGCTGGCGTTCAGATCGCTCAGATGGCCAGCCCATTCGGACAGCCTGGAAGCCTCGGCTCGCGATTCGTCTCGTTCGTCGCGGGCTTCCTGCCAGCGAGCAAAATACGTTTCTCTGTTCTCCAGCCAATACTCGCCATCCAACTTCAATCGCCAACCCATGTGCAGGGCACAGGCGAGCAAGACGAGCAGGACGCCGATCACGCAGGATAAGCCGAAGATCATGAATACTCCTCGTTGGCGGTCGGCCAGTCGTCCGTCGCGTCGAGCTTCCGGAAGGCCCAGAGGTAGAAATAGGTGTACGCGAAAAGGAAGGCCGTCAAGCCGACCAGGATCGCTAGATTCCCGACCATACCGGGCCCCTCACGTGCCAGAGCAGGACCATCGGGATGACGACGGCGAGCACCCAGATCAGGATGACCACGGCGAAGCACGCGAGGACGCCGAGGGCCAGCCCCTTGGATTCCAGCGAGCAGAGCCACGCATAGACCCAGGTGAGCAGGCCCAACGAGACGGCGAGGCCGAGGAAGTACCAAACGGGGTGCATCGTCAGTCTCCGTTAGCAGCGACAGGATCCCGACGTCCCGGGGACATCAGCCAATCGATCGTCTCTCGTCGCCGCGCGGCCTTCTGCTCCGGGGTGGCCTCGCGGGCAAATCTCTCGGCTTCTTCCACGAATTCCAATTCCTGATCCCGCATCATGTCCATGAGTTCGTCCAGGGTCTTCGGGGCCATGTCTATTAATCCTCCAACGAAGAAAGACGGCTTTTGCCGTCGCGTGCTCGGCCGATCACTACGGCCTCGACTTCGGCGAGCGACTTCTCGATCTCTCGGGTCCAAGTGCGGCTACCGATGGTGATCTCGATGGGAAAGACGACTTTTGCGAGGTCCCATCGGACCTTTGTCTTGGCTTCGATGACCAAAGGATCGCTCATTCGTCGGGCCCCGTGGGTTCGCCGAGGGCTTGAAAATACGCCTTCATCGCGGCGGCGACGGCCTCGGGGTTGTGCTCCTGGCCTCCGGCGTCGCCGGTCGTCTTCTGCTCGATGCGGATCGCGGGCTTGCCGTAGATGTACTCCAGCATCCGGGCCAGGTAGCCGGCGTTGCCCTTGATCACGTGCCAGAGGATCGCCTCGCCGATCAGCTCGCGGGCCGTCTTGCCCTCGGGCAGGTTCTTTCCGAGGAGCTTCGTCTTGTCGAGCGACTTCCGGAGTTCCGTGAGGATGCCGGATGAGCCCTTGGGACGGCCGGTCGGATTGCCGCTCTGCCCCTTGACGAACTGGTAGTTCCTGAGGTGCTCGCCGGTCCGCTTCGACGGTTGCTGATTCGCAGTTTTGTCGTCGCTGTTCTTCGTCGTCATCGCTTAATTGACCAAAAGGCGGGGCTCAAGCCCCATCTCGGTGAGCCGCTCCAGGATCACGGCTACATATTTGGGTTCGATCTCGATGCCGCGGCAGAGGCGGCCGGTTTGCTCGGCCGCAACCATGGTGGTCCCCGAACCGCAGAAAGGCTCGAGCCACGTGTCTCCGGCGTCGCTGTAAGCCTCGATGAACCAGGTCGGAAGGCGTACCGGGAATGGGGCTGAATGCAAGACGCCCGGCTCGGAGTCCTTGAAATCCAGGACGTTGGATGGCCGGGCCTCAAGGGCGCTGTCATCGAAACTCTTGAAGGCGCTTTCGGCGTGACGCTTCCATTCCTTCTTGGAGGGCGAATGCGTACCCCTCGCCACAGCCGACGGAACCATCACGTTCGCAATCCGAATCTTGAACTCGCCGCCGACAGAGAACTGATGCACCGGCTCCCATGCGTTCTTAAACCGGTTCGCCCACCCTCCGGGGACACCCTTCCGCAGCCACGCAAACTCGTCGATGTACCGCCAGCCCCAACGCCGATTCATGGCCGCCACGAGGTCGAGGACATAGAGATGTCTCTCGCCGTCCTCGCAATGGGCCTTAATGTTGACGAAGAACGAGCCGTCATCCTTCAGGTTCGCTCGGATATTCGCCTGGATGGCCTCCCACCAATCGACATACCGATCGGCCGGCGTGCCGCCGTACTGTGCCTTGCGTTGCTCGGCATACGGCGGACTGGTGAAGGAGCCCTGAGCCTTGACGCCCCCCATCACCCTCGCCACGTCCTCGGCGTTGGCAGAATCCCCGCACAGCAGGCGATGGCGCCCGATCTCCCAGAGCTGGCCCCGCTCGGTCGCCCACTTCTCCTGCAGCTCGGCCGCCCTGTCTATTTGGGCTTCAGGGGCCGGCTCGGGGCCGACGTTCTCCGGGGACGAGAGGAACTCCTCGAGTTCGTCCTCGTCGAACCCCAGATCCTTCAGGTCGAATCCGTCCATCTCGAGCGACTGGAGGGCGGCCGGGAGCTCCGGGGCCCACTCGGCGGAGACAGCGGTCTGATTGTCGGCGATCGCATACCCGGTCTTCTCGGTCTCCGTCATGTCCCTCCGGCGGACGGCGACGAGCTGGCCGGGCTCGGGCTCGACGACGAGGACCGAGGTGTACCCCGCTTCCTTGCAGGCGTTCGCCGTCTCATTGCCGGCGTAGATGACGTTACCCTGATCGATCGCGATGGACCGCCAGGGCTTGAACCGTCGGACCGAGCCGGCGACCGCCTTGCGGTTCCGCTCGGGGTGGACTCGGGGATTAGCGGGATCGGAGATCAGGTCGTCGATCGAGAGGACTTCGGTCTTCGGCGTCGTCGGCTTCGGCACGTTCGGCTCCGGCGGGGCAGATGTCGATGTCCACGAAGTCCGGCCACTGCGACCGGTCGAATTCGATCGGCTGAGGGATGCGATGATTGGCGATCTGGGCCTCGCGGCTCCTCAGCCTGACCCCGGAAGTCAGGGTGTGCAAAATAAAGTCTTCGATCGTGTAAGCTTCCTTCGCCTGCTCAACTTGCATTGGCTTCGGGCCCCTTGGATTCGATCTCGATGACGCCGGTCCCCTCGTGACCCTTCACCAACAGCGTGACGACCTCCGGGAACGGGAGCTTATCCTTCTTCGCGTTGATGGCTTCCACGTTGGCGGCGACCAGGAGCTTCAGCAGTTTCCGCCGCTCGGTGTCGTCGAAGTCCCGCCGCCGCTGGTCCCTCAGCAGCCCCCAGAATCCGGCGATGGCGACGACGATCACGCCGGTCCAGACCTGGATGGCGTTGGCGTCGATCGCCCCGAGCAGGGACCAAACCATCGCCCCGCCGCCCACCAGGTGGTTGGCGCTCTCGGCGACTCGCTTGAACCCGGCGTAGGCGTGTTCGACCATAGGGCACCTCTCGGGCTTCGGGAGACGACGGGGGCGGCGATCACTTCGCCGGGGCGGGCTTCGGCGACGGGCGGAACGTCCAGTTGTGATAGGCGACCTGGACGCGGGACACTTCGCCGGCGATCACCTCGCGGATATTCAGGAGCGGCGTGGCGACCCACTTGCCGGCGACCATCTGCTGCTCACCCTTGAAGAGCCGGACGAGCCCGGCGAACGCGGACGTACCGAAGTAGGCGAGGGCCGCCTTGGCGAGCGTCAACGCCCACGAGTCCACATGCAGGATCAGGGTCCCGAAGAAGCTCAGGCACGCCAGGATCGCGGCGTGATGGGCCTCGGTGAACGTGAACAGCCAGACGATCACCGCGACGGAGACGCGGAACAGGGCCGGGATCACCTTGGCCCCGACGAACATCAGCACCGATCCGACGACAGATAGGGAGGCCATTAGCGGTCCTTTGGGTTGAATGGCGGTGGCGAGAGGGAGTCGAACCCTATCCCTGGGGCCGTCGTACGACGGCGAACCAGAGAATCACGCTTTGTGCGTTACGCGGATGCCGTCCGCTTCCCGCCTCCGTGGATTCACGCGACCTTCGACCAGTCCCAGGGACGCAGGGCGAAGTCGGGCGACCTGGTCAGGGCCCAGTTGTCGCCGCTATTGGCGATCCATCGCTCGAAGATGTCGCGGGTGATCCAGTAGGCAAACTTCGGGCAGTCGAGGCCGGTCGGCCCCGAGTAGTAGTCCTCGCCCCATGAGTTCATGATGCACACGCCGGGCTTGTCGAACCTCACACCGATGATGCACTGGCAATGCCCGCCCCGCCCCGAGGGCTGGACGAACCCGTCCGCGTCTCGCTTGCCGCCGGGAAGGAAGTTGGAGCACTCCGTCACCGGGCAGCCGTTGCGGAGGGCGGCGACGACCTCATCCCAGCTATTCGCCAGGGCGGCGTTGCCGAGCTTGAACGGCCTGGCCTTGTCCTTGACGGCCTGGGGGCAGCCCTCTCGGCCGTACTGCTTGGCCCGATTGCCCGAGTAGGTGCCGTCCGAGCCCATCATCTGGCGGGAGACGAGCCCCCATTGCATCATCGCCTTGACGGCCGCGGACCCGTACGAGCCGTCCTGATTGCCGAGGTCCCCCGAGATCTCGCGGGCGAAGCCGTAGACGACCTCTGTATCCGTCTCCTGGAATGAGGCGGGCTCGCCCAGGCTGATCTCGACGCACTGGAGCAGGTCGTTGCCGTGGGCGTGGCCGAACGAGACGCAATCGCCGATCTGCTGGGCCGGATACTTCGGGTCGTTGCCCAGGACCTGGCGGAACGCCTGGTAGAGCAGGACCGGCGAGTCGTCGGCCGCGGCGGAGGCCGCCATCAGGCGGGGGGCGGCCTGGGACAGCGGGAGGAACGCGGACGCGAGGGCCCGCTGCGTGTCGTCGATCCCACGCCATCCGGGCGAGAACTGGAACTCAGCCACGCGACGATCTCCCTGTGATCCAGTAGAAGAGCCCGCGGGCGAGCGGGACGGCGTC